CTTCTGTCTATAATACCCATTCCCAACATTCTGCTGTCTAAGCATGCGAATCCGAGCTCAGCCCATCCAAAAAAACCTTGTTTTTGAACACGTAGTAAAGTTGGATCATCGTGAGCTTCATACTCTTTACGAATTGGCATAACAAGTGAGTCATTCACACTCAAATCAAAACCCATAATTTGGGTTTCGCCTAAAGTAGCTACTGTACCATCGGCAGCTGTAATGTTACCATTATCAACGGTATAACCATTATATTTGTTACTTCCATCAGCACTAAATTTACCATAAGCAGAACCATTACCATTAATATTGTAAAGGCCTGTAGCACCTAGATGCTGAATTTCATGAAGTGCCACGTTCCAAAGACTCCCCATTCCAGAAGCTTGAAAAATTTCTCTTCTTGTTACAGGATCAACGTCTGTATCAGTCCATTCTCTAATGTCTGCTGCATCTTCTGGAGCCACATAAAGATCAGTTAGGGTTCTTCCAATTCTCTTAAAACCAACAATCATTTTATTAATAAGTTCTTTAGAGAGATAGCCAGCACCCTGAGCACTTGGACTAATTTCATAAATTGGTGCAGGTCTGGAACCTAAGAGTCCCTTACCTGAGAAAGCAGATGTAGCAGCAGGCATAATTACACGCCAACCACATTCTTCCTCGTAATTTGCTAGATCTTTTGCGGCACGATTAGCAGCTCTTTGAGCTATATCTATACGTGAATCTCTTGCATAAGTAATTTTCCAGTCGGCTGATGTTGAAATTGAAAATGTTGGGATATATACTTCTTCTCCAATACCTTCAATAAAATTCTGTGCTACGTAGCCTAAACCAGGAAGTACCCAAACAGGGATCTCAAAGTCTTCTGCTACAGGATATACCGCCTGTGCGCCCGGACCTAGTCTTTCCACAGTAAAAAGTTGTCTCATAATTGAGTCCAACTCAAGTTTTTGTAGAATAGGAGTAGTTAAAGCAGCAGCAAATGCGCGATATGCTGCCATTCCTTCAGGGGTATTAATCTCTGCAGTAGCTTTAAATAGCTCCATCATTTCCTTTCTTTCCATTATATATTTCCTCCTAATAATATTTGTATAATTTTGGATGTGTTAAATATCACATTAATCCAATATATTTTATTAAACGAGCAATTTTACCCTAATTGGATAAAGTGTTACATTGTCCATGTTGGCTTGGCATTTAGCAAGGCTAGCACCTTTAACAACACGAGCAACAATAGTAGTATTTGCAGCAGTACCTGTTTGCCCAGTAGCATCAGCAGCAGCAGCAGAGTTATTAGTAACTCTTGCTTGATAAGACGCAGCATATAGAGCCTGACCAGGAGTCATTTTAGCACTAGCAGTCCCAGCAGCACTTGTACAAATGTAATGCACTGTATCAAAAATACCAAGATGTGCTACACCAACTGGCACTGATTTATGCCCTGTAATGGCACCAGCAGAGTTATATAGTGGTTGAGCGATTGCGTCACTTGACCCCAAATCTCCTGGCATTACAAATCCAGTAGGATGCACTGAGTGATATCCTACCTTTACTTTCTGCATAATAAAACCAAAAGGAGTTTCAGAAACTCCAGTTGTCATTACTTTAACCATAGGTTCTTCATTAGCAGCCGCAGGGTCAAGATAAACTACAGAACCAGCGTAAGCTACAACACCACCTACACCAGCTGATCCAAAAGAACTATCTTCTGAATAACTGCAAAATTGATTCTCTACGACCGGATGTCTTGGAATAAACATACCTTATTTTCCTCCTTATATTTCTTTATTACCAGATTTTTTAGTCATCAATGACGCCATGGATTTACCCAAATCAGCATATTTTTTGACCATATCTTCTGATGGTTTAGATTCAAAATTCATAGCCGAAGCCATTGCTTGACCTGGGCTAACATTAACAGGAGGAGTGATAGTAGTTTCTTCTTCAGAAGCTGTTTCTTCACCTTCCTGATTATTTTCAGATTCAGCTGCTTCGCTAGCTGCCTGGGCTTGTGCTTCGGCTGCAGCGGCTGCTTCCTCTAGTTCTTTTTCTACAGCTTTACGAAGCGCTATTCTTTCTTCTTTATAAGAAGCGAACTCTTCGTCAGACAAATCTCTAACTTTAGCTGTCTGAACTTCAAGATCATTAATCATAGCAACTTTACTTTCTTTGAGTTCATTCATTCTAGCTTCTGCAAGCTGGTCTTTCTTAATGTTTTCTAAAGATTCTTTAGTAGAAGCTAATTCAGCTTCGACCTCTTCAACTTTTTTCTGGGCTGCCTCTAGCTCAGTTGTAAGTTCATTGATTTTAGAATCTTTTTCTTCACGTTCTTGACTAGCATTTTCTTGAATAGTTTCAAGTTCTGCTTTTGTACTCTCTAAACTCTGAGTAAGATTATCTATAGTTTCAGCAGACTCATTTAGAGCATCCTGTGTTCTACTAATCTGTGCAGCTTGTTCTTTTTCAGAAAAAATACTGTCGACAATTGCTTTAATGTCGTTTACTAGTTTATTTTCGTCCATTTAAAGTAATAACCTCCTTTAAAATTAATCAATATTTTTTTTAATAATCAACCTGAAATCTTTTTTTATTAATTTTCCTTAACCTTTACCATTTAGTTTTTTTTGTTTAAGGATAACTTTGTGCAGGTGCACCAGTTCCTCTTGTGCTTAATGTACTGATATCAATTCCAACGCCCAAGGTAAAATGGACCCCGAAAACAGTATCCGCAGAAACCGATGAACCAACAATAAGTTTAATTATATTAGTACTGGTATTCTGCTCTACCCAATATTGCGCCCCTGGGTTAGATTTTGGGGTTGCCACAACAGTTGCATAAGAGGCCAAATCCATATCATAGAATTTGACACCACTAGCTAATAAAACTTCACTAGTTCCACTAGCAACGGTAGCTTGACTTGCCCACTCAAAAGGAACATTATGATTATTACCCATACATTTAAATAGAGCAGCTGTTTTATCTGAAGCAGATACTTTAATTTGTTTAGGTGTACTTCTTAATGATCCTGTTTGTGCTTGTCCTAAATCTGGCATAAGATATTCCTCCTTATAAAATTATTCGACAAGTTTTTTAGCTTTATCTAAAATACTTTGCAAACGTTTGAGTAAATCTGCCGTTTTTACTACAGAACGTTTGTCATTTAAAAGAGCTTCTATATATGAAGCAGTAGTCATCTTAATCTTATTTCTAAGACAGTCTTGGTCAGAGACATCCCTAGAAAAAGAAGTACAGGTCTGTGAATATTCACTACACCAGTTCTCATTTATTATACTACCGTCCTTATCTTCT